TGCATCAGTACTATCTACATAATGCTTGTAAACGTGCTTAGGACAGAGAGTGATACTTATAGCACACTGTACACACGACATAGACCCTATAGCCCCACACACCTCACAATTCTGCTTTACTATAAAAGTAGCTTCAAGTGAAGTATGTCGAGCATCGGCTAAGGGTAAACCATATTTACCTTTCCTGAAATTAGATTGTACGTCATCAAAACCATAAAGTTCAGATATACGTTTAATTTCAGAGGAATCGCCATAAACAACGAAATCATCTTGTTTTAGGCGTGGTTTATACATAGCGGCAATACGCTCTATGTTTATCATCTTATTGAAAAAGTCAGTCTTATCAAATAAATCAAAGAATGCCTCAGTTCCAATAGGTATGTATGGCATAGCCATATCTAGATCACTATCGCAGATATCATACTCGATAGGGTGTCTTTTTAAGAAACCAATAATAGTTTCAGATAAATAACGTACAGTTACAGGTTGATCAGTTAGATATCTCAAAGGATATGCTAATAATGCCAAACTAATAAATTTGACAAATCTAATCAATTCCACAACTGCATGTATCTTATGACTTTGCAACATATGTCCTACAATCTTAGCAGGTTCAGGATATGGTTGCATAAGGCCACTATCATCGAAGACTGTTCCTTGTGAGCAGAATTCAATAGGTGGTTGTTTTCCTTTTAATGACCAAACCTTATCTTCTCCCATGTCGAAACCGGAAAGAAGATAAAGCTTATCACAAAAGAATTTTAGTGTGTATGTTTTATCAGGATCACACACAACCCAAGCATCATCAGAGAGAAGACCTTCTCGCTGACAACAATCATCACGATACACATCAAACCTCAATAAGAGGTCATCAAGTGCATGTAAATCCCACATACATACAGGCTTAGATCTAAACTCCATAAATCTATCTCTGTAATTATGCATGACAGCATCGTACCCATGATATGTAGTAATATACTCCATATAAACCATATCTATACATATCTTATGTGCACGAGAATTACCTTCAGCAGTATCGACTTTACCAGACGTTACACCAGAAGGTTTACAACCCATTTCTCCATTAAGATACAGTGGGTTAGTAATATCATTAGAATTTAATCCTATAGCAAGATTAAAGACTGCATTGAATGCCTGGCCCTCATCAAGAGATTCACCTAACATCTCAAATGCTTTTTGTTGTACTTGCTCTAAACCCAATTGAGTTAGGACAACTAAGTTGCCTGCTAACTGTATTACGCTTAGAATAGAACGATCCCATTTAGGCATGTCATGTCCTCTAACCTCACAATTAGCTGCATGGCAGTTGAAATCGTTAATAGGTTCAAGCATCTTATCCCAACCTCCATAATAAGGAGAGTTGCCAATTAAGACGTTACTTGGTACTTCTGCTAGCATATATTTATACCCTTGGTATAAAGCTCTCCCAGCATCAGTATCAGGGATAGGAACAGACAAAACAGTTCTGACTCTACTTTTTG